TTTAGANTTAACCAATACAACATCAGTTACTATTGGATATACTGGCTAGGAGGTTAAATGGCTAATACTACCTCGGGCACTACAACGTTCGATAAAACTTTTGCTATTGATGAAATAGTAGAAGACGCATTTGAACGTATTGGATTACAGAACGTTGCAGGCTATCAACTTAAATCTGCAAGACGATCTCTTAATATCTTATTTCAAGAATGGGGTAATAGAGGTATTCATTATTGGGAAATAGATGAACTTGATCTTGATTTAGTTGAAGGACAAGCTGAATATAAATTTTTTAGATCAAGTGATGATGGCACAAGTGCTACATCAAATCCAAATGGTATTTATGGAATGTCCGATGTCCTTGAAGCACAATTAAGATCTAATAGAACTCAAACAACTCAATCAGATAGTCCGATGACAAAAGTAGATAGATCTTCTTATGCAGGTTTTTCTAATAAGTTATCTAAAGGAACTCCTAATCAATATTGGGTACAAAGATTTATTGACCATGTTAGTATTAGTATTTATCCAACACCTGATTCTACAAATGCATCTAAAGATATGCATTTCTATTATATAAAAAGAATTCAAGATGCAGGAGATTATACAAATGCATCTGATGTACCATTTAGATTTGTACCTTGTATGGTTGCAGGTTTAGCTTTTTATCTGGCACAAAAATTTCAACCACAATTAGTTCAACAAATGAAATTATATTATGAAGATGAATTACAAAGAGCTCTTGCAGAAGATGGTTCGGCTTCTAGTACATATATTACACCAAAAGCTTATTACCCAGGAACATAATGGCAAAATACGCAACAGGAAAACATGCAAAAGCAATTTCTGATCGATCTGGTATGGAGTTTCCATACAGAGAAATGGTTAGAGAATGGAATGGTGCGTTTGTACATGTTTCTGAATTTGAACCAAAGCAGCCACAGCTAGAACCAAAACCTCTTTCTGCAGATGGTATTGCTTTAAGAAATGTAAGAAGTGATAGAACAGAACCAGTTACAACTGTTTTAATAGCAGAGAATGGTTTTGAAACTTATGCTGCGGGTTCTGGAATTATAAATGTCTATTCACCTGGACATGGTTTAACAAATGGAACAACATATTTATTTAGAGGACCACCTACAATATCACCTGGTACAGGTACACCCTATAATCCAAATGGTGGTGCAGCTGGTAATCCTGTTTTTGCTTATGCAACAATTCCTAACTTTGATGGAATAACAGGTGCACAAATAGGACAAGGTTCAGGATATGCTGTTACAACAGGAAAATATATTCCTGATACAGGAGACGGAAATCCAGGAAGAGGTACAACTGACTTTTTAGTTTCAAATTTCTTCTTCTTTACAGTTAACTCAGATACTGCTACAACTGGTGGTATAAAAGGAGGAGGCTACGGTTGTTCCGTTGGGCCTATTACTATTGAAGGATGATTAAAAAAATTTTAAATTGGATCAAAGGTATATTTAAACCTACAAGACAAAAAGAAGTTGTTGAGTTAACAGCTAAGCAACAAAAAATTTTAAAAAAACATAAGGGATAATAATGGCTGGATTAAGTTATAATGATTTAGTTACAAATATTAGAAGCTACACAGAAACAGATTCTAATGTTTTAACAACTGCTGTTTTAGAAAATATAATTTTAAACTCACAATATAGAATATTTAGAGATGTACCTATTGATGCAGAGAGAAGACAGCAAACAGGTAATTTAGTTGCTGGCCAAGAGTCTATCAATGCTCCTGCAGGAGCCTTATTTATTAGAGGTATACAGGTTTATGATTCAAGTTCTGTGATTACTGGAGCTAATGTTTGGTTAGAGAAAAAAGATTATACCTACTTGCAGGAATATCAAGATGTAACAGGAACATCTGAAGCTCAAGGTAAACCTAAATATTACGCTATGTATGGTGGTGGAACGGGTAATACAGATACTACATCTGGAAGAATAGCTTTTTCACCAGTGCCAAATACCACCTATAAATTTAGAGTTCATTATAATAAAATGCCAGACACTTTAGAGTCTAGCAATCAAACTAATTATATTAGTCTTAATTTTCCTAATGGACTATTATATTGTTGTCTGTCAGAAACTTATGGTTTTTTAAAAGGTCCTATAGACATGTTGACACTATATGAAAATAAGTATAAACAAGAGGTACAGAAGTTTGCTAACGAGCAAGTTGGTAGAAGACGAAGAGACGACTACACAGACGGAGCAGTTAGAATACCAGTAAACTCAGCAAACCCGTAGGAGATAAATTATGGCAATAACATCGGCAATATGTTCAAGTTTTAAACAAGAACTTTTACAAGGTAAACACAATTTTGCATCATCAGGTGGTGATACTTTTAAATTAGCATTGTTTGATAGTGATGCTTCTTTGGGTGCAGCAACAACAGATTATTCAACTTCAGAAGAAATTACAAACACATCAGGAACAGCTTATACAGCTGGAGGTGCAACTCTTACAAGATCAGGAGTTGGTTTAACAGGAACTACAGCATTCACAGATTTTAGTGATGTTACATACACTTCAGCTTCTTTTACTGCAAACGGTGCAATGATTTATAATACAACTACAGGAACAAGCACAGGTACAACAGATTCTGTAGCGATTATTGCTTTCGGTGGTGACAAAACAGCAAGTAATGGAACTTTTAAAATTGAGTTTCCTACAAACGACGCGACAGCAGCAATAATCAGATTAGCATAGGAGGTCGACCATGTCGACAACTTCAGGATGGGGACGATTCACCTGGGGACAGGCTAATTGGAACCAATCTACAACTTTAAAAACAGGATGGGGTGCCCAACAATGGAGCGGCGATGGCGGCTGGGGCGATCTTTCTGATCAAACAGTTTCAGTTTCTTTAACAGGTATACAACTTACAACTAGCATTGGTACAGTTGATGTTCCTGATCAAGTAATAACACCTACAAGTTTTGAAATAACATTATCACAGGGAGAAGCTTTTGTTCCTGTTAATATAGATGGTGTATCTTTTTCTGCATCTGTAGGTTCTTTAACAGTTAACGATGTAACTATGGGTCTAACAGGCCAAGAAATTACATCTGTTTTAGGCACACCAGTCGTAGCTGATATGACTGTTGGAATGACAGGTCTTGATTTAACTTTATCTCAAGGTACAGCATTTGCTCCAAACGATACAGTAATTGTTTCTGGTCAAGAAATAACTTTAACACAAGGCACTGCAACTGGAACTTCTTCACAAGAAGCAGACTTAACAGGTATTGAAGCAACATTTACTTTAGGTTCTGTAGTTATTCCTAACGATACAGTTCAAATATCTGGACTATCAATGACTTCAACATTGGGTTCTATTGTTGGATTAGGAGGAGCATTAATTCAACCTACAGCTCAAACAATAACATCTAGTGTAGGATCTTTAACTGTAGAAGAAGGTTTAGGATTAACAGGACTATCATTTAGTGCTAGTTTAGGAACAATTTCACTAACAGATATTACGGTAGGATTAACTGGACTATCTTCAACGTTTAGTGTAGGAACTGTAGACATATTTGCTTATGGCGATGTTGACACTGGTTCTAATACATCGTATAGTAATATTTCAACGGGTTCGAATTCTTCATATTCGAATGTTGCAACTGGATCAAATACAAGTTATAACGATGTAGCAGCGTAGGAGAATTTTTTATGGCATCAACATACACACCTTTAGGTGTAGAACTTCAAGCAACCGGTGAAAATGCCGGAACATGGGGAACAAAAACTAATACAAACTTACAGATTGTCGAACAGATATCTGGAGGTTATACAACACAAGCGGTAACTGATGGTGCAGATACAGCGCTTACTGTATCTGATGGATCAACAGGAGCTACTCTTTCTCATAGAATTATAGAATTTACAGGATCACTTACAGCATCTAGAAATGTTACAATACCTTTAGATGTACAAAACTTTTATTTCTTAAAAAATGCAACTTCTGGATCTCAAAATGTTGTATTTAAATATGCAACAGGTACAGGTACTTCTGCTACAGTTACAAATGGTAAGACTGTAATTGCATATGCAAAAGCAGATGATGGTACTAATCCAAATATTTCTACAATATCACTAGCAAGTGATCTCGTGGATGACACATCCCCACAATTAGGTGGTAATTTAGATACTAACTCTTTTATGATAGACTTCGATGATGCTCACGGTATCAGAGATGAAAATGGAAACGAACAATTAATTTTTGAAACAACTGGATCTGCAGTCAACCACATTGATATAACAAATGCTGCAACAGGATCAGGACCAGAGATTGGTGCNGTTGGAGATGATTCTAATATTAATTTAGAGTTAAAACCAAAAGGAACTGGTGAAGTACAAATTGGTACAGGAGCTGCAACAGCAACTCTTACGTCAAGTGGTGCTTATGATTTAACTTTAGATACAAATGGTGGCACAAACTCAGGTACAATTACAATTACAGATGGTGCTAATGGTGCAATCACAGCTACACCAAATGGAACTGGTGAAGTAGTTGTTGGTGGTAATACAAACCCAGGTACTCTTGTTCTTAACTGTGAATCTAATTCTCACGGAATTAAACTACAGTCACCTCCACATAGTTCATCTCAGAGTTATACACTTAAATTTCCAACAGGAAATGTTACAGCAGATAGATTTTTAAAAGTAGCTAGTATTACAGGTTCAGGTACAACGGCAGTTGGTCAACTATCTTTTGCTGAAGTATCAGGTGGCACTTCATACCAAGCTGTAAAAACTTCAGGATTCACTGCAGTAGCAGGAGAAGGATATTTTTGTAATACAACATCAGCAGCGTTTACAGCAACATTACCTGGATCAGCAACAATTGGTGATGAAATAACTTTTATAGATTATGCAGGTACATTTGATACAAATAATTTAACTATTGGAAGAAACTCACACAATATACAGGGTGCTGCAGCAGATTTGACAGTGTCAACTGAAAGAGCTGGTTTTACATTAGTTTACGTAGACTCTACTCAAGGTTGGCTATTAAAGGATAAATAATAATGGCTGAGTATAAAGGTATAAAGGGTTTTCAAGTACAAACCCGTACGGACGATCCATCACCAACTGAGGCACAAACTGGAGATTTTTATTACAATTCCTCAACAGGACAATTTAAAACTATAGGCACAGGTGGAGCGCCTATTGGTTCTTGGTCATCTGGTGGTGCTATGAATACAACAAGAGCACAGACAATGGCAGGTGGAAATTCTACCGCAGCAGTTGTTGGTGGCGGTGGTCCGCCAGCAGGAGGCACACAATCAGAAACCTATAATGGTACATCTTGGACAGAAGTTAATGAATTAAATAATTCTACTAGATTAAATGCAGGATCAGGAGCATATAATTCAGCATTAAGTATAGCTGGTTATACAACAACCTATATTGCTAAAGCAGAATCTTGGAATGGAACAAGTTGGACAGAAATTTCAGACGTAAATGTATCTAGACTTCAAGGTGGTTCAGCTGGAGCTTCAGCTACTTCGGGTATGTTTTTTGCTGGCGAAGGACCTCCTCCGTGGACAACTCATAGAGATAAAACAGAAATATGGAATGGTTCAAGTTGGACAGAAGTAAATGAATTAAATACAGGTAGAACACAGATAGCAGGAGCAGGAATTACAACATCTGCTTTAGGCGCAGGAGGACACCCTGGAAGTGGTTACACTGCTGATGTTGAACTTTGGGACGGAACTTCTTGGACAGAAACAACAAATTTAAATACATCAAGAGAAGGCAGAATGGGATTTGGAGCTGTTAATACCGCTGCAATAATTTCAGGGGGTAGAAGTCCATATACTGGAAACACAGAATCTTGGGACGGAACTTCTTGGACTGAAATTGCAGATCTAGCAACAGGTAGATATAATGGAAGTGCTTCAGGATCTTCCACAAATGGCATACTTCAAGGTGGATCTACATCAGGAACTAGCGGATCAACGACAACAGAAGAATGGAACGCAGCAGAATTTGAAATTAAAACAGTGACAACAAGTTAATAATGAAATATAAACAAGAAAAAGGAGGAAGCAACTATGGCATATAAATACTGTACAGCGACTAACTGGGGTAAAAACTTTTTCACTCATGAAGAGAGAAAACAGTTTCACCTTTCAGGGCATCCTGGTGAAGTATGGGTTGTAGGCGATAATCTTTACGGTGATCAATGGATCAGTAAAGTAGCAGGTGCAATTAAGACAAAAGAAGAAGCACAAGCTATCGTTACTGGTGAAATCGAAGCAGCACAAACTGCTTGGGATGCATTATCAGCTGAAGAGCAAGAGCGAAACCCAAGACCTACATTATATAATCTTCCATAGTCTTTAGCCTATGGCAAATTATTCAGATATAAAAGGATTTACAGTTCAAACACTGTCTAGCGATCCAGCTGCGTCTCAAGCATCTACAGGATCATGGGCTAGTGGTGGATCTTTAAACACAGGGCGATATGGTGTTGGCGCTAGTGGTATAAGCAACTCATCTAGTTTAGCTTTTGCTGGTAATAATGGTGGTGGAGTTGTTAATAATACAGAATCTTATAATGGTTCAAGTTGGACAGAACTTAATAACATAAATACTTCAAGGTTTTATTTAGGTGGTCAAGGAACTCAAGGAGCAGCATTAGGATTTGGTGGTGAAACTCCAGGTAAAACTGCTGTTTCAGAAACTTGGGATGGTACAAATTGGACAGAAGGAAACGATTTAAACACAGCAAGACTTTCATTAGGATCTGGTTCTTTAGCTTATACAGAAGCACTTTGTGTGGGTGGTTGGAAAAGTCCAGGGGTAGCAAGTGAAGTTGAATCCTATGATGGTACAAGTTGGACTGAAATAGCTGAAATGAATACTGCTAGAAATGGCCCATTTGTATCAGGAGATAACACTAATGCAATAGTTTCAGGTGGTTCTGTAGAACCAGGTGTACAAACTAAAGCAGAATTATGGAATGGTTCTTCGTGGACTGAAACTGGAGATATAAATACAGCAAGATATAATGGCGGTGCAGCTGGAACTTATACTAGTGCATTAATTTATGGTGGTTCAAATCAAGGAGGAACAGTA